AGACCTCCTAACTTACGTTGGGAGGTTTTTTTATTTGATGATAATCTATATTAGTGATGTTAATATAGAGATAATACCAGGTAAATACTAGATAATGCAAACATACCATATATCACAGAGTAATTCATATACGATTAGAACAGAGCCAACTGCTTCTAATTCATTTACTATGAGTTTGCAAGATATGACAACTCAAAACAATACTACTGCATCTCTTTCAGGAATAACTTATGATGGGTATGAGAGTATGTTATCTTTTACTGCATCCATTAGTGGTGCAATAATTGGTTCAGAATATAGAGCAGTTATATACAACGGTTCAACTGATATATGGCATGGTTCTATTCAGGTATACAAATCTTCTTCATTATCAATACCTAAATCAGATTACGAAAATCAAAATAATCAGTATATTTCCCATACTTCGGAAAACAAGTATGTAATATTGGACTAATATGAAACAACAACAAAACTTTGGAATTGTAAATACAAACAATAACCAACTACCCATTATAGTAGAGGATACAAAAACTCGTTACCAATATGTTCCATTCGGAGTGTATGGACAAGATGATTTCTTTGATGCCGTAGTGGGTGCATTTAACGTATCTACAACGACTTCTGCTTGTGTGGAGGGAATAGCTGAATTAGTTATACACAATAGTTGGTTGAGAAGTTAATCCTGCGAATGGATTAGATGTTGTAGAACCCGATAAGAATGCTGCTGGCAATTGTTCCATACCAGTAAATGTTACCGAATATCCGTATAAATCACCTAATGCTGCACCCGTTTGGATAGTTCCTGCGGTTACATCAGCTCCTAAATGTTCACCAACTAACAAAGCATCTCCGTTGTTTGTCCATACTACGATTTGTGGTCTACCGTATGCCATCAACTTCAATTGAGTTGTCATCTCATTTGTCAATTTCTTTAAGTTCAACGTCAATTCTTGTGAGAAGAAAGTTGTACCATTGTCACGAGATGTATTTACAGTTTCAGTATATGCACTAGAACCTTTCAACTGATAGTAATATACAGTCGAACCAGACGGTAAAGCCGTAACTAAACCATTTGCATCCTTTGTGAAAGAGCCAGTTGTGTAGTTAATGAAATAAGCACCTTGAAGGCCACCTATTGATTCCTTACATACTTCCTGACGTCCTTGCGTTAATAAACAAGCCATATCTGTTATATTTTAATTGTTAGTAAATAAAGGGGTAGGTATTTCCTACCCCCATATTGGTTTTATTAGTAAGCTCCGTAGTAAACGATGTCTTGACCGATACCAAATGTAGTACCACCTGTGTATCTCATAATGATACGGTAGTTCTGCGAACCATCGATGTTAGCCATGTCTAATACTCTAACCTCATTGTAATCTGATAATAAACCAGTACCGAAGTGTAAGTTAGATTTTTGAGCTGCTACGATAGTAGATGCTGCCATACCTGGACACAATACGATTTCAATACCGTTGAAGTTAAATGGTTTTTCACCTACGTTCATTTGGTTATTCCATCCGTTTGCACCGATAGCTCCACCTGCTAATGCTTGTTGGTAAGCTTTTGCTACGTTTGTTGGAACGTACAATAATAAATCTTCTTTACCGTAAACTGCATCAGGGATAGTGTTTACAACAGAGTTTAATTTATCTAATACGTTAGCAGATGTAATAGAACCAGAGATGATTACTGTACCACTCTTCGCTGCTAATACTGCCGTTGCTCCACCTGCTGCGATTGATGCAGAGAATGCTGGTAAGAAACCACCGAATTGTCCGTTAGCTGATGCTGAACCTGTCCAAATAGATTGTTCAGTTGCTTGTGCTACGATACCTCCAACATAAGAGATTAAGTAATCGTTGAATGATTTTGGAATCTCATCGAATGCTGAATATCCTAATTGTAATGCCTCCCAAGATTGAACGAATTGTTGCTTACACAATTGTAAGTTAACTTGAAGTTCTTTTGGAGTTAAAACTGCTTCTGTTAATGCAACAGAACCAGAAGTTACGAAATCACAAGAAGCATCTTGTACGATTTCATCAACTGCAATCTTTTGGATTACTTCTTTGTACTTCACGTTAGGGTGAATAGTTACATATTTGTTATCCAAAGTTTTAGCAGATAATAAAGCTGCTGCAATGTACTGACCAGCAAACTCACCTGCGTAGGTTGTTGTAATTTGTGGTTGTGTTGCAAAGTTTTGTTTTGCTTTCATTTTGTTTTGGTTAAATGAGTTAAAAATATTTTATCTATATAATTTAGATAAGAATGAACCCTGCGGAGAGGCAACTTTCTTACCATAGTTATTATTCGGTGTATGTAGATGTTCTGATGATAACTTTGTTTCCAAAGGTGCTCCATCTAATTTTGGAAGTTCTTCTTCCTCTTCTGCTGCCAATTGAGTAGGGTCTAATGAACTTACTTCTGGCTCTCCTTCTTCCGGATAAGCTGATTCTAATTTCTCTTTCATTTTAGAGATGATTTTTTCCATCTCATCAATTCTGTAAGATAAAGAAATTAATGGGTCATTCTTTTCAGCTTCTTCATCATCTTCACCCAAAGAGTTACGAGGGTCTTCATCAGTTGTGTTTGGTAGTGGGTGTGCTTCTACTGTTGATGCATCTGCTAAATGCTCTTCAACCTTTGCCTCCTTATCCACTACTTCTTCATCTACTTTTTCTAAATCAGCAGGATTAGCTTCTTCAACATTTTCTCTACTAACGATTTTACCGTCCTTAGTCTCAATTCTGATTACCACTTTGTTTCCTTCTGAATCTGTTAATTCAATTTCATGCTCACCATCTGGTGCTGGAGATTTAGTTCCATCTTCTGAAATTACTTCAACTGGCTCATCTACATCAAATGTTGGTGATTGTAAAATATTACCTTTTGCGTCTT